CTAGTCATGGTTGGTAATGTAATTGAAATAGGTAATAAATCCAACGACATGTACTATATAATGTCAAAAATAGGTAAAACTATTGCTAGTAATAGTGTTGATAACTTTAAATACATAGGAGCACAATCTCTGGTAGGAAATCCTATAACTTTTTACAACGAAGATTGTATTACTGTTTCCAGGCATGGTAGTGCAACAACCGATAAGCCGGATAATAATACATTGTCCGGCTTATGTTTTACACATAGGGCGCTAAATGATGCTACAAATGCCTACGGGATACAATTATACATTCCGATAAATTATTTACAAAATAAGATACTCAAACGATCATGGGATTCAAGTGGTTCTGTCTGGCGTACTTGGGAAGAAATAGATAAAAAACTTAACACTGTAATTATTAATTCTGACGATTTTATCGCAGATTTAGATGTACCTATAACAAGCTATCCAGCGAACCAAGTAACTATTCAAAAGTGCTCAAATTCGTCAGCAGGCGTAAAACCGTCTGCTAACTCTGCTATCGTAACGACACATAGAATCGCAACATCGACAGGAAATAATGAATATTCGTATCAAGAGTGGAAGGCGATAACGGCGACAGCAGTATGGCGTAGAAACTGGGACCACAATACTGCTTCTTGGGGTGCTTTTGAGCAACATTAATTAATCAACTAACGCTTTTCGTTAGTTGATTAATATCTCAGATAGCCGCCTCCGGGCGGTTTTTCTTATGGAGGTGCCTAAGATGTGATCAATATAGATGACTTTGCCCGTGCAATGACCGATGCGATCCGAGATTATACCGAAGATGTTATTGCTGCCATCGAAAACGAGGTTGACGATACAGCAACGAAGGTACTCAAAGAGGTCAAAAGACTGGCTCCGAAGCGCACTGGCGAATATGCCAGGACGTTTACCAAAACCAACAAGTCCTTGCCAGGAAATAGGCTGTATGTTGTCTGGAATAAAAAGCATTATCGCCGGGTGCATCTCTTAGAGTACGGTCACGCAAAACGCGGAGGCGGCAGAGTGCAGGCTTATCCGCACCTTGAACCGGCACATAGACGGTATGGACTTACTATGCCGGATAGGATTAAGGACATTATCAGGAATGGGGGGTAGACATGGCTAAAATAGGTGAAATGGGAGTAATGGTAACTCAGTGTAAAGACTGCTCAAAGCTTAATAAAGCAGTAGATATTATGGAGAAGTTTGAATGGTCGCCACTGGAATTAAATCCTTTTATGGCTTTTGATGCGGCAAATAAAGAATGTTTACTTTCTGAGGATCAGCTTATGAGAATAATCCAGATGGTCAATCCAGCCCAAAAAGTAAGAAAAATAAGATTAGTCAGTCAAGATGAAGTTAGGGTCGCAACGGTAAAACGCTATGACACAGACTGAACTATATACAGCATTGAAAAGTTTAGGTCTGCCGGTTGCCTATGGCGAATTTACGCAGCCTACTACCCCGCCTTTTATTACGTATCAGTTTAGCGCATCCGGTGATATGATGGCGGATAACCAAAACTATGTAGATATTTTCGGCTATCAAGTGGAGTTATACACCGAAAAGAAAGAACCAGCCACAGAAAAAATGCTACAGGACAAGCTCAAAGAATTACGCCTGCCCTATTCGAAAAGTGAAACATGGATCGAATCAGAGAAAATGCGGCAGGTGGTATATGAAATTCAAATATTAGGAGGTTAGAATTATGGGAAATAAAGTAACATACGGCCTTGAGGACGTGCATATTGCCTATAGAGGCGTTGCACAGGTCGAGTCCATTGAAATAACTAACGGATGTACTACTGATGGTGAGATTACTTTTACTGTCACATCGGGCGTTGTTGCAGGTTCGCCTTTGGGAATTAAGGTGGCACTTGCCGCGGAATCTCATGCTACAGTCAGTAAGGTGGCTAGCGTTATTGCTAACACATTAAATAACAATGCCGCGATAAGTGAGGATTTTACCGCGTCCCACATTGCCGGGGTTATTTATCTGACAGCCAAAGTCGTAGCCGCCAATGATGCCACTCTTGCTATGGCCGCTACCGTTGGTGCTACTGGTGTAACTGTTGGTTCCAGCACTAATGTGGCCGCAGGAGCGACGGGATGGGGAACACCCATAGCTATTCCTGGTGCTGTACGATTTACTCCGACCGCGCAGGGGCAGGAAAGTACTTTCTACGCTGATAATGGTCCGTACTATGTGACCACAGCAAATAACGGTTATACCGCCGAGCTTGAAATGGCACTGGTACCGGACGCTGTTTTGGTCGAGTTACTTGGTTGGAGAATCGACAGTAATGGTATGTTGGTAGAAGTTGCTTCCGGGGTACCTAAGAGATTTGCTCTCATGGGGCAAGTCGAAGGTGACGATAAAAACCGCCGCTTTGTGTATTGGGATTGTCAGGCGTCCAGACCATCCAAGGAAGAAAAGACTAAGGGCGAGACCATTGAGCCAAATACTGATGTGTTGAATTTGACTATATTCCCCATTGAGATTGGTGGCGAAGATGTTGTCCGTGGCGTTTTAGAGTTGTCTGCCAGTAATGCGACTGCCTATAATGCGTTCTTTGATGCCGTAACAGTTCCGCAGGCAGCATAGGAGGGTAAACAGTGAGAGAGTTAATGATTGGTAAAAAACAGATCGGAGTCAGGGCTACAGCCTTGGCTCTACTTTATTTTGAGCAGGAGTTCGGGAAGGACTTACTTGCCGAACTGGTGAAGATGAAGGACATTGCACCGAAACCGGGAGAGAGTATTGAGGATACTGTGGCAAAGTTAGATATTATGTCCTTCCTAAAGATCACGTGGGCCATGAATAAGGCTGATAAGTATGGTGAGAAATTCCCAAGCTTTGAGGGTTGGTTGTTTGAGTTAGGTGAGATTGACTTGACGGACCCTGGCTTTATCTTAGGGGCACTGGAGGAAGCTGGTGCCGGGTTTCTGGGTAAAGGAAAAGTCAAGTAAAAAGAGTGATCGCGAACCTTCCGAACGGTTTGACTTGGAGCTTTTGGCTATAGGTAAGCGGTCAGGACTAAGCTTTGCGGAGATAAATGAGCTTCGAATACAGGATCTTCTGGATTACGTTGGGTGCTACACAGGGGTGAAGGATGAAAAGCCTCGGAAAGCGAATCAAAAGGATATAGATAAATTTTTTGCAAATTAAAAAACAACCGGCTAACTGGTCGGTTGTTTTTTGGCTATCCAGGTTTTCTTGCAGTCTTGACATTGCCAGGTGCTCTTGCCGAACATCATTATAAATGAGGCTATGAGCATAACAGGAACCAATAACCATAGTGGAGGGAAAAATATACCTACCCACAGCAGGCAACCTCCGGCGCCAAAGAAGGACATAACCATTGCCCACTTACTTATTTTCTGTACTTTATTTGAACCGCAGCGAGGGCAGGGAGACCAATTATCCAATACAATTCAACTCCTTTTTAAGTTATACATATTTAAGGATATAACAAAATATTCCGTCAATCAAGTAGGGGTGATGAGAATTTGGCAGAAACTATACGGGGGATTAATGTTCAGATCGGGGCGGAAACGACAGGATTAACTGCAGCTCTAAGTGATGTTAACAGACAAAGCCGCAATTTGCAGAGTGAACTCAGATCTGTGGAACGTCTGCTTCAGATGGACCCCTCAAATGTAGAGTTAGTCGCTCAACAACAACAACTACTAGCCAGAGCAGTAGAAAACAGCAGGGAAAAGTTAGACCGCCTCAGACTTGTGCAAGAACAGGTTGACAGGCAATTCGCCAACAGTGAAATAAATGAGGCTCAGTACAGAGCCTTCCAGAGGGAAGTCGCCTCGGCAGAGCAGGAACTAAGACGGTTTGAAAATAGACTTGAAAGTACTGGCGAATCGGCTAATACGTTAAACCAGAGACTAGCTCAACCTGGCGATAGGGTTAAATCACTAGGGCAGGATGTTACCGTAGCTGGCGCGGCGATGGCCGCCGGTTTAGGTCTTGCTGTAAAAACGGCGGCAGACTTTGAGAAAGAACTGTCAAACGCTAAAGCGGTTTCGGGTGCCACGACTACTGAGATGGCGAAGTTAAAAGAGGCCGCACTTGAGATGGGTGCTACTACTTCTTTTTCGGCTACTCAGGCCGCTGGTGCCATGACAGAACTCCTCAAAGGTGGTATGTCCACAGAGCAAGTGTTAGGTGGGGGGTTAAAAGCTGCTCTGGATTTGGCCGCTGCCGGTGAGTTGGAAATGGCAGATGCTGCTGCGTATGTCATTAAAACTATGGGCCCGTTCAACCTTTCTGCCTCTCAGGCCGGAGATATAGCGAATACTCTTGCTGGGGCAGCTAATGCTTCTGCCACTGATGTGGATGAAATGGGTCAGGCTATGGCACAGGTTGCCACAATTGCAGCGCAAATGGGTGGCAGCATGAACGACACTGCTACAGCCCTTGCTTTGTTTGCCAATAAAGGCTTGGTAAGCTCAGATGCTGGTACATCTCTTAAGACTATGCTTATGCGACTTGTGCCGTCAACAGATGAAGCAACAGAGGCTTTTCAAAGGTTTGGACTAATGACAGAGGACGGTAAAAATGCTTTTTTTGATGCCAGCGGCCAAATGAAAAGCATGTCCGAAGTATCTGAATTACTAAAATCAGCATTAGGTGGGCTATCAGCAGAGCAACAACAAGTGGCGCTCAATACCATGTTCGGATCGGACGCTATCCGGGCGGCAGCAATATTAACTACTGAAGGTTCAGCAGGCTTTGATAAAATGGCTGAGTCTATATCAAAAATATCAGCCGCTGACGTAGCCGATGAAAAGTTGAATAATCTTTACGGATCATTGACTCTTTTGCAGTCATCACTGGAGACCGCCGCGATAGCTATAGGCGATGCGCTTTTGCCGGCCATAAACAAAATCGTAAGTGCGATACAGGTTGTCATACAATGGTTTAATTCGTTGGACGGTTCGACTAAGTCAGTTATAGCTACAGCAGCAGCGATTGCGGCGGCACTAGCTTTATTGGTTGGCCCACTTCTTATTTTAATAGGCAGTATCCCTCTTGTAACAGCGGGGTTTACCACGCTTACTGCCGCTATCGGAGCTGTGGCGGCTCCGATAGGTATAACAATAGCGGCAATAGCTGGTCTTGTAGCTGGCGGTGTCCTACTCTACAAAAATTGGGATACGATAAGCGCTAAAGCCGCCGAACTATGGCAGGCAATTGAAAACGCATTTAGCGGCATAAAGTCAAGCGTTTCTGGTCTGTGGTCGGAGGCGACAACTTGGGGCAGTAACATAATCCAAGGCCTTGTTAACGGCATATCATCCAAGCTGGCAGAAGCTAAAGCCGCTGCTTTAAGAGTAGCTAAAAGCATCAAGGATGCGATAACTAATTTCTTCGATATTGCTTCACCGTCAAAAGTAACAACTGAACTTGGTCGATACATTGCCGAGGGTTTAGCGAAAGGTATAGACGAAAAGATCACTGACACAGAGAAAGCCGCGCAAAGGTTGGCCGAAGCAGTCAAAAACGCCACGACAAGGGTATTGAACGACCTAAATAAATCTTTTCAGCTAGAGTCGGCAGATCTTGATTTACAGACAAGTGCGCTGAGCGATAATATAACCGAGACCGAAAAACTACAGGTGCAACTGCTCAAACTGCAACTACAACAAGAACAGGCCATTAAGAAAGTGGAAGCACTTACCGCAATCTATGAGAAGGCAAGGGAGAAGCTAGATGAAAACAGCGACATAACTCAGCAGTACGCTTTTGATCTACAAATGGCACAAATTGAGATGCAAAAAACAGCCATTGCCGCCAAAAAAGTAGAGAGCGCAATAGTCAGCGAGACACAAAAAACAGCCGAAGCGAGTAAGCAGCAAGTTAAAAGCCTGCAGGAAATATCAGATGCCATAACCGAAGTAGAAGTAAAATACAGGGACGATCTATCCGCCGCGCTTGATGAATACCAAACTAAGGTAACGGAAGTTAATAATAAACTGATTGAACAGGAACGGCAGGTTACCGCGCAGTATGAGCAGGAGATTGAAAACAGAACTAAATCACTGATGAATTTTGTCGGACTGTTTGATCAAGTGCAAACCTCCGATGTTACCGGGGAGCAGCTACTTGGAAACCTGCAAGGACAGGTAGATACTTTTGAGCAGTGGCAGGCCAATATTCAAAAGTTGGCTGAACGTGGTATTGACGAAGGACTGCTTGAAAGTCTTAAAGAGATGGGACCATCAGCGGCCAGTGAGGTTGCTGCACTCCTAACCTTGACCGATGCACAACTCCAGCAGTATTCAGATCTCTGGCTAGAAAAAACAGCACTAGCAAGAGAAGAAGCGACAGAGCAACTTGAAAACCAAAGAGTAGAGATGGAACAAAAAATATCTGAAATCAGGCAAGCAGCAAAAGAACAGCTAGAATTATACAAGGCTGAGTGGGAAAAGAAAAACGCCGAAATTAGGAAAAACGCTGAAGAAGAAATGGAAAAAATTGAACAAAGTTTCAAGAATATCAGCGAAGCCGGAACAAAATACGGTGTTAGTTTAATGGCTAATTTTATCGGTGGTATTGAGAGTAAATTTAGCCAGTTACAACAAACACTCGAAAGCATGACATCTATGGTTGATAGCTATATGCCGCACAGCCCAGCAAAAAGAGGCCCATTAAGTAAGATTATGGAATGGGGCCCGGCCTTGGTCGGAAGTCTCGTTGATGGCATCAACGCAAGCCTGCCAAAACTCGAAGCTATACTACTGTTAGTAGTGGTGCATATCCGATTTATGTAACAGTCCAGGATGGCGAGGATCTAATTAGGACACTCCGAAAGATGGGAGTGAAGTTCTGATGCGTACACTAAAAATAGCGGGCATTGAGCGTATTCCCGACCTAGAAAAAAACTCCCTAGACATCCAAAAGGCGCTTACCTATCAAATAGATACATGCTCCTTCTCTCTCAAAGGTGTGCAACCGACAGAGGGTGAAGAGGTTATTATTGAGGACAGGGATCGCAAATTTGCCGGTATAATCACAAAGGTTGAGCTGTCCAGGACATTTCCCGACCGGTCTATAAAAATCTGGAATATCGACTGTGACGATTACACTTACTTAATTGATCGCCGTTTAGTGGTTGAAACGTATCAATCGACTGCTGAAAATCCTATATATGCCGATGAAATTTTCAGAGACATTGCAGCCAAATACTGCCCAGGATTTACGGTGTCTGGAGTGCGCTCCGGGGCGCCAATGGTCGAATATATGGTATTTGATTATGTGCCACCTTCCGAATGTTTCAAAAAGCTATGTGACTACATAGGATGGCACTGGCAGCCGGACTATTACAAAGATTTGCAGTTTTTTAGTGCAGAAGAACTTGCCACTCCTGCACCTATAACACTGGTCCCAGGCGGCAATTTCCGCTTTGGCAAGCACAGTATCAATACCCAGGGACTCCGTAACCGTGTCTACGTTAGGGGCGGGACAATGCTTTCCGATCCTGTAACATACGAGTATGTGGCTGACGGGGCACAAAGAGCTTGGATTTTACCATACAAACCGCATGGAGTAGCAATCAGTGTGGCAGGCAGCGATCCGGTAACCCCTGGAATAGAAAATATAGACGAAGAATCGGCAAAGCCGTGGATGATGAACTTCGAAGAGAAAATGGTTAGGCTATCATCTGGACAGGCTGACATTGCCCAGGGAACAACGGTGGCCTTTACTTTTAAATTCGATATTGACGTAATAACTATGGTCGAGGATGAGGACTCCCAAGCGGCCATAGCCCTGGTGCAGGGCGGTGACGGTGTTTATGAGTATGTGCTTGTCGATGATACACTAACTACCATCGAAGCAGCAGAAGCGGCAGGAATGGCCGACCTTAGAGACCACGCAAACCCGGCAATAAAAGGAAATTTTGAGACAGAGCAAAACGGATGGGCGCCAGGGCAATTAGTAGATATAGCACTGCCAGACAGGGGTGTAGATGGTACGTTTTTAATACAAAAAGTAACTATTTCCGCACCCACGCCGGAGATATGGACGCATAAAATAGAGTACGGTGGCAGGTTAAAGGGCACAGCAGACTTTTTAAAGGCTCTGGTCTCTACTCAGCAAAATAAACAGTTAGGTGAGACAACAATACTGAGTAAATTTTGGAGAGCAAACGAATCTGCTTCTGCCTCCGATGTATTTGAGATATTGACAGGGGCGCCGCTAGTTTACTGCGGCACTGGTGGTATGTGTGGCTTTGTGCAGTGCTCAGGATAAGGGGTGAATTATGGATAGTATTAATATTTCAGTCTCAGCAGATTGGCTTTTCTGTTATGAAAATATTGAAACCGGGGAGAAATGGACGCAGGGACCTTTCAAAAATAAGGTTGTGCAAGGTGGTTTAGAAAATCTAGCTGCCCTTTTGATTGGGGAAGTGCCGTCCGGATCTGCCGCGTTGCACTGTGTAATTGGTAGTTCTGATGTACCTGCCCAGCTCGATGATGATATCACAGATATGGGTGAAGTGGCCCGAAAAATAATAACTTCTAAAAGCCGTCAACTAGTAGTGGCCCGCTTTAGGACGTTTCTTCAGACACACGAGGCAAACGGTGATCATCAATGTGTTGGTCTGGCTGCCCGAAGTACCGACCAAGCAGGCAGCGGTGTTTTGCTCAACAGGCTGGTGCAACCGTTTTCCAAAGCAGATAATACCGTTCTAACAATTGAGGTCAGGTTCACATTCCAGGGGGTGAGTTAGTGTTAAACGCTTTTAAAGATGGGCTGGCAGACGAAGGAGGCACTCCGATAAGCGCGGCGGTGATGAATAGCCTTCTTTCACTGCAGCCGTTTTGCCTCATATATGACGGAACGCAAATAGACGCTAAGACCGGCTCCGGAGTAACTGAAAATAATGTAGCTGACTATAATTTCGCCATACGCTTTACATCAACTGGAGTAGCTGAGATGGCAAGGGCTGAATTGAATATTGCTGCCGATGGTACAGGTCAGGACCTAACAATTGAGGTTAGGGGCAGTGATTTTAACCCCGATGGCAGTAACGAAGGGACACTACTAAAAACAGTAGTCGTACCAAAAGAATTCCTTCCGGCAAGTGCCGCATACTGGAGTATTCCTTTAGATTTATCCGGACTGACGGCAGGTAATAACTACTGGATCGTGGTTAAAAAAATAGGAGATGTGGTTGATCATTTTCACCTCATCGGAGAAGTCGCTCAAGATGCAGCCCATCCCTGCTACCGCAGATCCGGAGCCTTTGGAGTATGGACGGCTAACAACGCTATCCACTTTAAGATGTTCTCCGGTGAGAGTGGAGAGCTAAAGCACGGTATCTATGGCCAAAACGGATACACGACTGTTGAGTACAACGGTGAAGTGTTGTCAAAGGTCTATCGCTATTTACCTCCTTCTGATGGCCCTGGCGGTGGTATCAGAGATATTCAAACATATACATGGGCAGGTGAGTATTTAAAGCGGGGTGAAGTGTGATGTTTGGCATAATGGAGGCCGTACTTTCATTTTTAAGGCGGCAAATTGGTCTTAGAACTGATGTAGCCGATGTGGCAGGCAGTGTCCATGCGAAGATCGCCGAGTTGCGCAATGTTGAATTAACCAAATATCAAAAGCCCAGAGGTACTACTAAAATATCTTGGAATATTAATTCTACCTCATTGACCGATATTCTAAATGTGTCTGGTAGAGGAGAATTGATATGTTTAGTCCATAAAAACTACAATAGTTCAGGCGACCATGCGCAATATGAAATAGCCGTTGATGGCAATATTATAGGCCGAATGAATACTGGCAGCGGCGGTACACTAATTGCGTTTAATTACTATAAAACATTATCCGCAATAGGTATAACGCAGGTATTTACCTCGCCTGATTCGGGTGATGTTGGTTTTACTGATATTGCAGGTACTGGATATCTAGGCATTAAATTTAAAACCTCTTTGGTTATTAAAACAGCAAAAACAGGTACTAATAGTTCAGTAGGTTCCTTGCTTTATGCGGTAGAATAAGGAAGTGAATTATATGCGATATTTTGAGGTTGACGTTATAAATGGTACATTCGATATTGATTATAGAACAGTAAAGGATCTTCATTATCGCGATGGCGAAAGAGGCTATATTGTCACCGATGATGATGTTGAAGTGAGAGAAAATTGGACTGAACTAACTAATGAGGAATTCTTGCTGAAAATTAGCACTTAGAACGTATACAAAAAGTATACAAGTATACCAATGTAAACATCAGCAAAATCAAGGCTCGAAAGTATACCTCCAAACGGAGGTTATTTTATTTTAAATCTGGAGGTGCAAGATGGAAAACTCTTTTAAAAGTTTGGTGGCAGTAGGTGGCGCGGCAATATCGTTTTTCTTCGGTGGTTGGTCAACTTTGTTGGGCGTGTTGTTGGCTTTCGTGGTCATGGATTACCTGTCAGGCATGGTGGCAGCTGCTATCGAAGGAGTGCTAAGTAGCTCAGTCGGGTTGAAAGGCATAGCTCGCAAGGTATTTATTTTCGGCCTGGTAGCAGTTGCCAACTTGGTAGACACAGCTATTGCAGATGGTCATGTTTTCCGAGATGCAACAATATTTTTTTACCTCGCAAATGAGTTGCTGAGTATAGTTGAAAATTCCGGTCGTATTGGGCTGCCTGTGCCTGATTTGATTAAGCAGGCCGTGGAAATTTTAAAAGGGAAGTCAGTGGGCAAGGAGGAAAAGAAAAATGCTTAAATTTACCGGAGACCCAGGCCACGGCGGCAGAGACCCCGGAGCAATAGGTCCAACAGGAGTGCAGGAAAAAGTCATTACTCTGGCAGTAGCTAAAAAAGTGGCAGACATTTTGCGTCCGATTATGTCTGCCACACTTACCCGTTATGCTGATATTTGCTTGAGTGAAAACTTGTCGGTAGACCTCACGAAAAGAGCAGAGTTAGCTAATTTCTCTTTGTCAGACGTATTTGTATCCATACACTGTAACGCCGCGACAGACCCAGCGGCTCACGGAACCGAAACACATTGCTATCCTAAGTCTGTACGCGGAAAAACCCTGGCTGGGATGATTCAAAGTCGGCTGATTCCGGCACTAGGCCTAACTAACCGGGGAGTTAAAGAGTCAAATTTTGCCGTACTAAGACAAAGTCAGATGCCAGCTGCTTTAGTAGAGCTGGCTTTCATATCTAATCCGACCGAAGAGGCTTTGTTGGAAAGTGAGGCATTTCAGGATAGGGCTGCTCTGGCTATAGCTCAAGGGATATGCGATTTCTTGGGTGTTGTAACGCCGATTCAGTCGCCGGATACTGTTAGTATCATTGCCGGTGGTCAGAAGCTTGCAGGTAAATTGATCGATGGACAGACCTGGATTCCACTGCGGGCTGTCCTGGAAGCCCTGGGACATAAAGTTACCTGGGATGCACCGACCAGGACTGTTACAGTCGAATAACCCAGGCCAAACCTGGTAAAAAATAACATACGCGAATTACTTTCATGCCCTGGCCTTTTGGTCGGGGTTTTTTTTATTTTGCCCTGAAAGCCACGTATCTGCTGGGAAAAGTTTTTTTTGATTCGGTAAAATATTCATTAAAATAGTGTTGACATGGTGATAACACCGTGGTATACTTATATACAAGAAGAGGGAAACAAAAACAAACGGCCGGGAGGGCGAGAATATGAAAATCAACCGCAAAGAAATAATGAAAAGAGCACACGAAATAGCAAAAACTTTGGTTGGCGACTGGTACGCAAGATTAGCTTTAGCCCTCCGCCAGGCTTGGAAAGAGGCGAAAACAGTGGT